CATCTTTTGTATCTCAGTCCATGTCCATTTCTTTTTGTCGGTAGGTGTTTCAGATACTTTAGTTTTAGAAACTGCTTTTGCTGCTTCTTTCTTTACATCTGCGTTAGTTACCTTCTTACTTGAAATGCCTCTATCATATTTATACAAATCAATTACTCTTGATATTTCTTTTGCGTCATAAGATTTATCAATTATATTTTGTATATATTTAGGTTGACCCATAGTCCATGATTGAAAATCATCGTCATCAGCAAGTTCTCTATAGTCAGGATGTTTCTTAGAGAGTTCAACTTCCGCTTTGTCTTTTGCAATCTGGGCTTGTTGTTTTTTAACCTCTAATAATTGTTCCTCCATTTCTTGCTTTGATTTCATGGTGGCTTCTGTAGTCAACTGCATGACAGATTCATACATTTCAGGATACTCTCTTCTCCATTCTTCAATCTCTTCTTGAGATTTAAAAACAGGTCTTTTAGATATAGCCTCAATCTCTTTTTTAAGCTTGAGTATTTCATCTTTATGCTTTGAGTTAGTATCATCGTAATGCCTTTTTAAGTCGTCATATCGCTTCTTATAAACGGCATTTTGTTCTACTTTTTCAGGGTGTTCGTCTTTTGATTTTTCCTCGTCAGGTTTTTCATCAGACTCTTCAGTAGCTGAAGTTTCGATTTCCTTCTCCATTAATCCTCTATTAGGATTTTTATATGGAGTTGGTTTTGCGATTTCTTCTGTTGCTTCGGAAACTTTTTCTTCAACAACTTCAGATTTGTTTTCGTCTTTTTCCATTTGTTCTCCTTCGGGGTGCTGTTGGATTCAGGTCGCCCCCATATGCAGTGCCTCTATGCAGAGGGTGGCTGCGTCATCATCCCCTGTCCTTGCGTAGGTGCAGGGGTTTCACTGGGTTGTGAAACTTGTTGTGGTGCAGGTATGGCTTGTTCCATAATCATGCCGAACTCTGGACCAAAAACTTTTGACATAAAATTTCTAAACTGAGGTATATTTAATTGTGTGATTAATTGTTTTTCTTCATTGCTCAGTGTTTCTAAATTACTTGAAACTTTTTGTGGTGTTATATTTAATTCCATGGGTTGTCTATCTTGATTTGGAGGTTGTTGATTTGTTCTCATCATTCCCTCTTGTTGTGGTGTCATTGTTTCTTCTTCCATATTTCCTCCTTAAAATCCTGGTCTATTTATTCCTCTTGCACTAAAAGCTTTTGAACTACCACCTCCAGTCTTTGTTGTTTTTGTTCTTGATAGATTAGAAAATCTAGTTCCTTTTGGTGGTCCAGATGTTCCTGAACTGCCTGTCTTTTTAGGTGCTGATTTAGTTCCAGGTTTTGTTGTTCCTGTTGTTGGTTTTTTAGTTCTATCTCTCATCAATAACGCTCTTCTTTCTGCAAAATTTCTAGTATCCATTTTTTTCTTAGGTGCTGCAGTTCCGCCTGTTGTTCCAAAAGGATTAACTCTAATAGGAGCAACAATCATAGGTTGACCATTAGGTGCAATAATTATATTACCTTTATCATCTTTCTTTTGTGTACTTGCTAGATTACCTTTTAAAGATTCTCCAGTTGCTATGTTATCAAAATTTTGTTTTCCTTTTTGGTTAAATGTAGCTTTTAATTTTCCATCTTTTCCTTTTATTACAGCTATACCTTCCAACTCTTCTGTTGAATATGGTGAATCTTTTCCACCACCAAATGTATCTATAAATTTTTTATCTGCAGGTCCTTTTATAAATACATCATCAATAAACTTACCAAGGAATCCAAAATTAGCTAATATACTTGAGTTGTCTATTTCTAAGGTTACAATTTCTTTAAATTGACCATCCTTATATAAACCTCCTTGTTTTTTAATAGCGTCTGCTACTTTTGAAACAGCATTTGCAGCAGGTCCTATATTTCTTGGTGGGTTTGTAGGTCCTATTTTTTTGTCATCTCCTTTAGGTTGTTGTATTGGAACACATATCTTTTTTACAGGGTCTAGTTTAAATCCTGGAGGACAAGGGTCCATTATTGGTTTATCAGGTTCAGTAGTAGGGGGTGGTGTCGTAGGTATTCCAGGTCTTGTAGTTTCTATTTTACCTTTACCTATGTCTGGAAATTGTGTTTGGTCAAACCTAGGTAGCATACCTTTTTCTATTTCTTTTAATTGTCTTGGAAAACCTTGTTCTTCTGTTCCATAAGTTATTACTGCATTAGGTCCTGCGTATGCCTCACCTTTAACATTCATAATACCATCGGTAGGTGTATATACTTGTTGTTCCGTTTTAACAGATTTAACACCTGTTCTAAAAGGGAACATAATCCCTGATGATTCTTGTTCTAATATATCTGATAACTTATTTGCCATTATCTTTCATAGGTATCAAATGTTATTGTGCCACCTATCCCTTCTCTTATTTTAACTATTTTATAACCTTTGCCTTTTCCTAAATCCATAACCATGCCCCCTGTCTTTGCATAGCCACCCATTTTCTTTAAAGCATCAGAAGCTTCCTTTGCAGTTTTATATATCTTGTCAGCCATTATTATTCAGTTGCTCCCGTAGGTTGAGGATTTGGTGCAACATTGCCACCTTGCCCTGGAGTCTGTGGAGTTCCAACTCCGATGTTGCCACCTCCAGACCCTTGTGGGTCTTGGTTATTTGCTCCTGCAGGTACTCCTCCAGTATTTGCCATACCGCCTTGTTGTTGGTTAACGCTTTGAGTTTGTTGATTTCCATTCATGTCTCCCATCATCTTCATAAATATTGCTGCCTTTTCTGGGTCATTAACTAATTGTTCAGGGTCTATATCCATAGACTTTGCAATCTCTTTTATAATACTGTGCCATTTTACAAAAGGTGCTAAGAACTGATTAGATGCCACTTGCATAAATGTCATTAATCTTTGTGACCTAACTTCTTTTGTCATAAGTGATGTTGTGCCTTGTGCTTTAATATTTAAATCACCTTGTATCTCTGGCACTTCTTTATTAAACTGCATGTTCCAATGAAATAAAGTTTCACCTAATGGCTTTAATAAATAATCATCTACATTTTTAATTACTGTTTTTATATTTAGTGCTGCAGCTCCCATCAACATCGACATACCTGAAGCTGTTCTAGTAGTAGATTGTATTCCTGTTTGTCCGTGTGAGTAAGAAGGTATACCTGTAGATTCATCTGCTAGTTGTCTAAATCTATCAAATATCTGCATATTCTCAGGTGCTGTGTTAGGAAACTTTAATCCATGTAAAGCTTGTCCTGTTTGTCCACTTTGTCTTCTAAATATTTTTCCAGGGAATACAGACATGTCTTGTCCTGGAACTAACATTGTTTCGTCTATATCAAAGACTAAGTTTCCTGCTAATGCTAAATTATCAATAGCCATTCTTGCATGACCATTCATAATTGTTTGTGCATCATCCATATTCTCAGGTATGCCCACGCCAAAGAATTGATAAGGATTTATTTCATAAGGACATACCATGAAGGGATTTCTTGCAGGTGTAAATGGATTTAATACTAATCTTAAAATGTGTCCATTAGATACCCATGCATTGATTTGTACTTCGTCTAAGTCATCATCAATATCATCAGGTATTTCTATTCCTGCTTCTTCTACAAAGTGTTTATCCATAACACCCCAATACTCTAAAATCTCATATCTATTTTTACTAAACTCTTCTTGATTCTCTCTATCAAACAAAGCTGTTTCATAACTTCTTGTTTCATAGTTAGAACCATAAGATAGTAAATCTTCGATAGCTGACTTTCTAAAGAATGGTCTATTCATTAAGTCTCTTACTTGAGAACGAGTATAGACATGTCTTTGAATTACATAGTCTGCATCTTCGATTTGTACTGCATCAGGGTCAGGATATAAATCCCAACAACTAACTGCTTCTACTCTTGGTACTAATTTTTTTGTAGGCGAGTATGCTCTCTCACCTTTTTCATTTAACTCCCACTTGTGTTCAGGCTTTTCATAATTGAATGGTCCTTTTAAAATACCTGTGCCTAGTAAACACATTTCAAATAACACATGACGCATAACAGATATTGCATGAGTTTCTTCTAATTGGTCATGGATAAGTTTCTCCATGTTCTTAGCAGCTTCCTCTGCAGGTTCTATTTGTGGCATAGTTTTTAAATCAGGAGCAGGTCCTTTTTCAAACCCTGCCTCTGCATACTTCTCTGCCAATCCATTTAAAATACTATCGGCGGTAGCTCCAGGAGACATCTCTCTTCCGTCTCCATCAAAACCATAGATATCCTCCATACGAGGATTCTTCATATTGTCTGGTTTTATATGTGCATATTCACTTACACCTGAAGGTACTTTAGTTGGAAATATCCCAATAGGAAATTTACCTTGCGAGAATAAAACTTCTATTAATTGTCCGTAAGCAGCAAGAACTTTTGTCTTTGTTACTTTAACAAAAACTCTAGACTTCTCTGAATCACGAAAAGCCATATCTGCACCATAGATACCTCTATAGTTTCGATAGCTTCGTAACCACCTCTTCTCATCATAAAGTCGAGCCTGTTCTGATTCTTTTAATCTAGATTCTATAAGAGAACCTAAATTATCAAAACTTTTATCTTCTTTATTATCTAGGGCAGTTACATCATCGTCTTCAGAAAATACTCCGCCTACTGTATTTTCGTGTGGCATTTAAATTAGTAATCTCTTTCGTCAGCTAATTGAAATACTTTTCCGTCAACATTGTTTTTGTTTTCTTTAGGGAAGTCTTTGTTAACGCCACCTTCTGCATAGTCTGCAGGTAATCCTGCTCCAGGCTTTACGACATTAATCTTACTATCACCTTGCTTAGATGCTTCGTTACCATACATATTTTCAGGTAAGTCACCTTGCTTGTATTGCTTCATGATTGCCATTGTTGTTTTCTCCTATTGTTATTTTGTGTGAAATCTTATCCATTCTTTTAATGCAGAATGGCATAAGAGTTCTGTTAAAAAGTTTCCGTAAGAATTAACTATAGTCTCTTCTTCTTTTTCTTTTAAATGATACTGATAAAAACCTAAATGTAATAACTCATGTATTACGACATTAACAGCATCTGGACCACCTGCTCGTATCATCTCTTCATCTAAATATATTTTATAAGGAGGTTTTACTACAAATGTTCCTTGTGCTTCAGACACTTCATACATTAGTTCGTGTGGTACACATACTAGTTGTACTGTAAAAGGTCCTACTGTTACATACTTGGGTAACTTCATTAGTAACCAAATATGCTATCTGCAGGTGCAGAATCTTGTCTCTCTGTAGATGTTAAGAAGTCATTGCCTCTTTGTGATACAGGATGAATAGGTCTACTCATACATCCATACCTAAGTGCATCGTAAGCATGGTCATCTGCAGTTGTATCTACATCTTCAGGATTATTTTTATCAACAGGTAGCATCGGTAATGTTCTAATTAAATTTAAACAATTACTAAATATAAACATACTAGGATATCCTGTATCTTCATCTACCCTTAATCTTTTGTGAACTTCTACTTTACCTGCTATTCTACTTCTAGGACTTCTGTCAGATTGTCTCCAACGACATCCTTCTTGTATCATAGTTTCTGCAATACTAGGTCCTATATCTCCTCGTCTTGCCCAAGTAGAACTATCTAGAATACCATATCTAATGTATTCGCTATCTTCCATTTCTAAAACTTTTCTTGCAAATATATCGGCGGTATTTCTTTTAGTGTATAGTTCTCTATATACAAATAAATTATTATCGTAATCTACTGCAAACCATAAACAACATGCAGGTGAACTATATCCCCAGTCTGCTGCTCTAAACCTCATCCAGTTTCTAGGAATGTCAAAAGGTTT